CATATTACGAAGTTCATAGGTTAATGGAAGTCCAGATGCTTTCGCCTCAACAAGAACTGTTTCAGGTTGCCAATACATATATTGTTCGTGGGCCATGCGCCTTAATTCTGGAAACTCTAAACGTTCTTTTCTAGCATCTAGTAAAATTAATTGTGGACCAGAGTCCTCATTTAAATGGAACACGCCCCAGGTAGTAATTGCTGAATAGTCTGCAGTTTCTTTTTTCATGAATGCCGTATCATAAGATTGAATGACATGTTCAAGAGGTGGAATATATTCTTCAGTCCAGTCTCTCCACCATTCACGTTTAATAATAGCTCCTTCTTCTGCAGTTGGATCCTGCATATATTGAGCATTCCATTTTGAAATACCAGCTGAAGCCTTAACTGCTAGTAAATCTTCTAACTTCCAATATTCTGGCCAGCAAGGTTTACCACTTGGCATGATCGCTGGAAACTCTACGACTTCCCATTGGTCTGCTTTTTCTTCTGCTGCTTGAGCCTTGATTAGTTGTGCTGTTAAATCTTTTGTTGACCATCTAGTCATAACTAAAACAATACGTCCGCCAGGTTGCAAACGTTGACGAGGTCCTGAAGTATACCACTCATATGCTTTATCAAAAGCTGTGGCTGAATTTACATCTTGCTCTGAATGTGGATCATCAATGATGAGTAGATCAGCACCTCTACCGGTCACCGCACCCTGGACACCGACAGCAAAATATTCACCACCTTGATCCGTTTCCCAACGGCCCGCGGCTTTTGAATCTTCCTGTAATCTTGTATTAAATATTTCTCTGTATTCAGAAGAATCAATTAGGTTTTTAGTTTTACGACCGAAACGTACTGCGAGCTCTGCAGTGTGAGTTGCTTGAATAATTTTTAGTTTAGGATTATTTCCTATCATCCAAGCAGGTAAAAAGTATGAAGCAAATTCAGATTTTGTATGCCTTGGTGGCATATTAATAATTAATCTTTTTAATTCACCAGTTTTTAATCTATTAAATTTATCTGCAATTTCTTTATGATGGAACCCTTCAATAAAATCTGGCCAAATATATTTTACAAAATCTAAAAAACTATTTTTAATATTATTTTTTTTAGCCTTCTCTATACGATACAAAACATTTAATTTTGTTTCCTTTCTTACTTTAGGGTCAGCTATCTTATTTAAATTTTTTATTTTTTCTATATCAAGCATAATGTTTAATTATGGTACCTTAAAAACTTTATACCCTACCCGGGTGTATAAATCCAGCACTAAAGGGTAACATCTGGGACCCCTTTTTTTGTTTTACCCTCTCCCCCCACCTTGCTTAAAAGGTATTTGCCAACCCTTTGGGACCTCTTCTTTTTTTCTTCGGGTGGGACCCGCCCACAGGTGTTTAGTGCGACATATTGTCGCACCCCACAACTAATAGCGTGATATATATGCAACGCACAAGTCGAGTGCATTATTTTGTTTAACTATTTATTTCATTTGATAATCTGTATTTGTTTAACGAAAGGAGAAATAACATGGCACTAGAGTACAACTATACTGAAGTAGCTGGTATAGATAAGTTCACTGATGAGCAACACGAGAACGCTAGTCAGTTAGCTTGGACAATGATGACACTACAGCTTAGAGAAATTACTGAAAAGAATTTAGATGAAGTTCTTTTTAGAATTAAATTTCTAAAAGAAATAAATGTTAAATTGTTCAGAGAAGAACTTGAGTGGGAAGTTATTAAGAAGTTTATAACTGACCATATCAATTATAAAACAAACGTGGGTAATGAATCGAGACATAAGTTTATTACTCACTGGGCTAAAGTTAAGGCGTCAATGGTTGCTGACAGTCTTAAAGTTAGAAACTAAAACAATCGGGGTGGCGAAAGCCACCCCACAACTGAAAGAAAAAATGAAACTAACAAAAACAAAAGAGTATATCCAAGAAATGAATGACGCACTTGTTGCTACTATCAACTACTTGGACACACCATCATTCTTTAATAAAGAACAAATAAGATCTAAGGTTAATATAATCTTAAATCATAAAGATGCTTTAAAAGAAGAAGTGGAACTAGAAATAAAAAAAGTTGAAGGAGTTAAATAATATGGACATAGATATTAACTTAACTGAAACTGTTGCATGTTCCCTGTCTCAAGAGACAGGGACAGCAGTCCAAGAGTGCGAGTTCAAGGCCAACTACATGACTGGAACTGACAACTCACTTGACGATTTAGAAGTAATCTCTGAAGAGTAATCTTAAGAACAGCGCCCAGAAATCTGGGCGCTGTTATTCTTTAACGAAAAGAATTATTTAGCAATTTGTGCAAAGGACTTAGGCACACGCACCTCGATTTGTGCTTGACCAAACACTTGCTCTAAGTTTTTCCAAACGTCCTCAATGGACAAGCCGGAATATAAAATGTTCTTAGCGTCCTCAACACCATTCTGAAGATACTTGAACATTCTACCCTTTTCAGAGTTCTTATATTTTTCCTCAAGTTCTTGTCTACATGCTTTTCTAAGATTGCTCATCGCCTCATCTACATTGTCCATTCTAGTAGATATTGACCAGTCTCTAATATCTGACCACTGACTAATTTTTTCAGATAAAGCACCTCTCTTTTTAAAAGCAAGTGTAGATAGTTCCTGTTCTCTACTATCTTTATTACGTTTAAAGTCCTCAAAGTCTTTTTCAGCTTGTTCAGCTTCTTTAATTAGCTTCTCAAGTTTCAAAGTAGATACGAACTTATTAAAGTCCTTTTCTAATTGCTTCTCTACTTCAAGTTCGCACTGTGAACGTATTGCACTTTGCTTTTCTTGGAACTTGTTATTTATAAGTCGATCTAAATACTCAAGTTCTTGTTTTCTGATTGGTCTCATTTGTTTTCCTTTCGTTGTTTGTTTCGCATATTATATCCTATGTTATCCTATACTGTCAAGCTCTAAATTAATTATTTTTATTTTTTTTTTCTCCGGGTGGGACCCGCCCACAAGTGTTTAGTGTATTTTTATGGGTGGGCCCCGCCCACAGGTGTTTAGTGGGGTGCGACATTATGTCGCATTGCTATTATTTTAGATGTAGGATAATATGTTAATTGCAGCCAGATGAATGCGTAAGCAAAGAGACATAGTATGGATCGTTTCTGGTGATCGGGTAACTACCGTAAAAAATGGATGGACTGATGGTATGGGTCGTTTTCCACTATCAGTCCATTACAACGAAAGGAAAATAATGACACAACAAGAAGTAATGGAGGCCCTAGATAAGGCGGGCATCGATTACGAATTCATAGAGGAGTTTGATGGCTCTATGCATATAATCGTAAAGTTTGAGGAGGATGCTAATGACTAAAACCTACACGGTTGTAGCTTACTACAAAGAAAAATTTTCTTATACTGTAGAAGCTAAAACCAAAGAAGAGGCAAAAGAAATTGCCTTAAAAAATCAAGCTGACTGGGAGAGGATTGATGATTTTATGAATCACGAATCTCCAGTTATTACTCAAGTTATAGAAGAATAATTTCTAACGGCGCCCGTAAGGGCGCCACAACTCCAATAAAAACTAAAAATTATAAGGCGCAAGCAAGCAAGCTCTAATTTTTTATTTTTTTATTTCGGGTGGGACCCGCCCACAAGTGTTTAGTGTGGTGCGACAATATGTCGCATTGACATAACCCCAGGTTGCAGGCGCCGTGAGCTATGAATCAGGGAACAAGGCACAAGATACAAGTTGACAAGATGGGAGATTGTAGGATATAATAGAATCAATTTAACGAAGGAGAAAGAAACATGATAGTAGAAAGACAAGGTAATGGATCTATTCTAATATCCGACATAGTAGACGGGTATTGGATCAGGAAGGTTTATTACTTCTACTCTAAAAAGGAAGCTATTAAACTTTTTAGAGAATATAGAAAAGAGATGCAGCCAGAAAGAGTAAATAGAAAAATAACAATCCAGGAGAAAACAATATGAGTCACTTTTATGGAAGGATATCTGAGTCTGCAAGAAAGACTCAACCTACAGCAAGAGCGCATCACTCTTTAAGAGTTGAGGCGCAAAGCTGGCAGGGTAAGATAGTAACCCGTTTAAGACGGGAAAAGGATGGGGATTTCTTCGAAGTATGGAGAGAGCCCCACGGCGGCAGCGGGGGTGAATACCTTCTGTTGGTACAAGGTAGAATCGACCTTAAGGATAAGTTTCCAAAGGAGAATGCAGCATGATACTTGAAAAAATAAAAGGTCACCAGGCGGTACAAGTTTATCCTGATGGATGGTCTTGCGTGTGTTGTGGTGATTCATATACTGAAAAAACAATAGATGCAGAAGATTTTTATGTAATACACACCGAACACGGCACGGAATGTTTAAAGTGTGTTGAAGAATAGTTTCCTCGTTGTAACAGGGCCCCTATTCCAGGGGCCCTGAATTTCCCTAAAATAAAAACTAAAAATTATAAGGCGCAAGCAGGCACAGGCAGCAGGCACCAAGCGACAAGGCGCAAGCAGGTGTAATTTTTTTAACTCCGGGTGGGACCCGCCCACAAGTGTTTCGTGTGCCAAGAGCCAGGGAGCAAGGCACAGGGGTGGGACCCGCCCACAAGTGTTTAGTGTGACAATTTTGCAACATGCGACATTATGTCACATTGACAAAGGTTTCCTGAACCATGGCCCATGATTCGGCAACAGGGGCGCAAGGCTCACGGTTGTGAAGTTGCATGATCTGTGATCCTTCATAAAGTTTTATGGAACAAGGACCGAGGGCCTTTTTTAGGATAAAAGTATTGTGAGGATGTCTCACGTGGAATGCAATTTGATGCGGAGAAAATTTTATAAAATTACCTTTGGTTACTTTAAGCTCCACCGTAAAAAACTTGCCATTTTTATTGCAGCACAATAAATCTGGAACACCAGCACTAGCCCAAGATTCAAGTCTTGTAAAGGAAATTTCAGTTATATTCTTTTTAACTTCAAGCCAAAATTTAGATTCAGCTTTCATATAGAATTCGCCGTAATCAAACCACTTGTGATGAGCGAACTACTTTAGACATTTTATGCTTTTGTGGTTCAGTAACTAACACCAGTCTATGAGTTTCAAATGGACCAATTAACATATTTTCCATTAGTTTTATTTCTGCAATATCATGTAAATCACCATTAGGCATTTGAACTTGAATGCGTGCATTCTTTGCAACTTCTGACTTTGTAATTAATTTATCTAAAACTGAAGCTAGTGTTTGTCCGTTTATCATAATTTTAAACCTGGGGCCCAGTATCCAGAGAAAATCTAAAGTTAAACTCTTTCGTAAGCCAACCCCAGGTGGGTGTGTTAACGTACTGGAAAGTATGTTACAGTTGACTTATACGATATATTACGGTAGCAGTCAACCCATGAGTTTACCAAAGAAATTAACAGAAATGCAAATTAAATTTGCTTACGAATTAGTAACCAACGAAGGTAGAAAAACCGGAACAGAGTGTGCTATTGAAGCAGGTTATTCAAAAGATAGAGCAGTAGTAACTGCATCAGAATTACAGAACCCAAAATTATATCCATTGGTTGTTCAATACATTGGAGAGTTAAGAGCAGAGTATCAAAAGAAATATGACGTGACCTTTGAAAGACATATCTCGGAACTTGCAAAACTTAGAGACAATGCCAGAGAGTCTAAAGCCTGGAGTGCTGCAGTGAATGCAGAGGTGGCTAGAGGTAAAGCTGCGGGTCTTTATGTTGAACAAAAAATTATTAGAACAGGTAAGTTAGAAGATT